GTTGATTTATTATGCAACTGAAGAACCTCAAAGAACAGGTTCGCTTGGCTATTGGTGGCGACCCTTCCTTCGACAGCACCCACGGGGTTTCCGCAGACCAGCGAATCATCGACATCATCAACGACGCAGGTCGTTATCTATTCTCACGCCGTTGGCGGTTTCGAGAGAAGCATGATGCTGTAGTGCAGGCTACGGCTAACGCTTCTGTGCTTGATTTGCCGGATGACTTTGATACGTTGATTTCAGTCCGCATGTCGGATGAACTTAACAACACAGTTGATCTGACAACTC